GCAGACATTGTATCCAAAGAATCACCAGTGTATTTGGTGTGAAATACAATGCCCAGTTGTGCTGCTTTTATTTCCCTTCCAAGTTTAGAGTTGGTTGGTGCTGCATAAGTGATGGTGTTAGGACGAAAGGTGATAAAATTATCACCATCAATCCTCTCCTCCTTCTTATCATTAGTAAACATCAAATCACCCTGAAGCACACCCTTGATACCACATTGCTTCAGGTAGTTGAAAGATGCAACCAGCTTTTCCATCAGTTGCCCAGTGTATAAACTGCGCACATCTTCCTCTGACTTACAAAGTTTCCTATCTTTGGCAAACACACTTTTAGTGCCAACAAAAAACTTACCATCTTCAGGGTCAATGCCACAGATAACTGCTGGAGCACCATCAAACTTTGTGGTAACCTTAACGCCAGGACCAGGGTTTCCAGAGAGAAACTTAGACATAAGTTTCAGCATCTCTACAGCATCATGCCCACCCTTAGAGCCATCAATGATGATGGCATCTTCAGCGTGAGTCATGTGGGTATTTTTACCTGCTGCCATAGGGTTACTCCCTCTGTCCTTACCTATTTATTATACCAGGAAGTGCCCTCCCAGTAAAGGTTAGATAACAATAGCTTATCAGAAAAATACGTTAGATATGTTTTGACGATCAAAATGTGTAAGAAAATCTGTATTCAAGTCCCAACTATTTGGACCAAGTACAGAGTGTTCGTTATAATTGTGTGCAAGACCTAGAGCATGACCTATCTCGTGTGCTTCTACGTGCTGCCCTTTGTAATCAGGGTCAGTGCTGAGACGGAAGGTTCCATTTGAATACCTCCGTGCCAAGCCTGCAGCCCCAATGAGATCACTGTAGTCACAAAGAATTTCTGCATCCTTTTTCCTCTTTACACGTTCAAAATTAATACCGAGCTTACGTTCTAACTTTCTAAATTGCTTTCTGTAGTTACCTCTAGGTGCGCGGTAATAGATTATACCATCGTCGTATAAAGCTTTTGACTGCTCAAGCCAATCCCCACTCAGCAAAGACATTGTTCACCCTTCATGTTTGTTACTTATTTATTATACCACAGGTGGTGGTCAGAGTTTAACTGCGTCACCAAACTTTACATTGGTAACTGTAACAGTGCAGTTTTGCCAACCATTAAGGTGCTCTCTTGCAAACTTAATAACTGATTCCTTATTGGCACCACTACAGAGAGATTTACCCTCTCTGTCTGCTGATTGCCACATTCCAAACCTTGTCAACCAGATGCAGAATGCACCATTATCATAATAAAAAGGTCCTTCAGTCATTTTACTTGTTTCCAACATTGTTTTTATAGAATTGTTTTACTTGTTTATTTGATTTTACAAATCACCCTCTTGCCTATTCTCACTATAAAACGGGTCAAACACCCCACCAGGATAACGCTTCTCAAGTTTATCCACATTAATTTCAATGATTTCATCCATGGATGTTTCAAGAGCAATGAGGCACTGGGTGATATACCACATGCAGTCCGAAATTTCCCTCTTAAGATGGTGCTTAGTTTCTTCATTCCAAGGCTTACCCTGAAACACCATCTTCTTCACAATCTCCATCACTTCGCCTCCCTCAGCGTTGAGTCCAATGGCTCCAGTCATCAGTCTTTCAATGTTAGCACCCTTTTCATCAAGACTAACAAGGCGATCACTAAGAGCCAGAAAATCCCTCGATTCATCGCTGGTGACAGCATCAACAAACTTAGTGTATTTGTCAAAATCAACTCTCTTTGTCATTTGTTTAATATCAGGGTCAGTAAGTGTCCAGTTTATCATACCACAACTTGATTAGAAGTTGAAGTCTGCGAATGATTTAGTTTGGAATTTAGGTTGCTCATCATTGTATTTGAATGTGGGCTCTGATGCCATGATGTCTTCCTGAGCTGATTGCTCAACATCATACAACCTCATTTTTGCTCTGTCAATACCCACCACAAACTTTCTGTGGGTGGTGGGGTCATTATATCGGTTTTTGAGTTGTTTGACCATTATTTGTCCCATTCCTTCGAGATCATCATTAGAGATAAGAGCAAACATGAAGTCGGCAGTAGCAGGAAGGCCAAAAGACTCAGACGTATCAGTAAGAGAGACATCAGTAGAACTAAATCCAGAACGTGTTGTTTGTGTGGCGCTGACTATTGGTAAGTTGTATTTTACTGCAAGTCCACGCAACTCTTCGGCAATAGCCTTAACCACAGTGTAACTATTGACGTTGGCACCAGCACGATACCGACTAGAGTTGCATATATTAAGATAATCAATGAATACAATATCAGGTCTGAAATTCTTTTTGAGTTGTAATTCTTTGATGAGTGCATCGAAATGTCCTGAGTGTGCTGAGGCAGTTGGATACTCTTTGATAAACAACTGACCTTGGGTTTTCTTTTGGATGTTTGTCACCTTAGTTTCAAACATTGGACGTGGGATTTCAATGATGTCTTGAACATTAGTGTCCAACAGGTTTGCGTCAATTCTTTCAGCAATCCTTTCCTCTGCCATCTCAAGTGTTACATAAAGCACATTCTTACCTTGTAGGAGGCAAGAGCTGGCATAACTACACATAAACAAAGATTTACCCACACCTGTGCCAGCAAGGGCAATGTTGAGTGTTTTGTTAGGTATCCCACCCTTAGTTATTTTATCAAAATACTCAAGGTTGAAGGGGATACGCTCCTCTTTCAGGTGATAAAAGTCATATCTCTTATCATAATCATTTAGATAATCATGTCCTACATGGGGGTCAAATGAAACAGCAAGGGCATCTGAGAGGAGTGTGGGGATTTGCCCCCTATCCTTATCACTAGTGCCATCATGGATGCTGATGGATTCAGTGAGAGCAACATAAATTGCTCTCTCCTGACACCACTTCTCAGTGGTTTCAATCAGAAAGTCCAGACTTGACGTTGGTGCTCCTTCTGCAAAAATTGAGGTGCAGAGTTCTGCAATTGATTTGAACTCTTCGTCCCCAATTCCCACAAGGGCCTCAATTTCAATTGAAAGCGATTCTTTGGTGGGGCAGGAAGAGAACTTAGAAAAGTATTTTTCACAGAGTTCAAATAGAGTGCGTCCGCTGGTCGTCTCAAAGTAAATTGTCTTAAGGTACGGAAGTACTTTTCTGGTGTAACTTTCATTGAAAATAAGGGAGGAAAGGATAGTGTGTTCAACTGATGAAATCATAAAATATCAAGCACCATAAGAGAAGGTACCTTTGGCAATTACATCCAATTGCTCCATCACTTCTTCAGTGAAGTATTGCTCTGGGTTTTTAAGGATTTCTTTTGCGTACATCTTTTTGCCTTGGATTTCGTATCTTCCAGCGACATTCTTCCACATCCCACCTTGTTCACCCAGTTCGAGTAAACCATAGTACTTGTCGAGACCTCTCTCATCATAATACAACCTCACCTCAACTTCTTTATTTTCTCTACTTAGACGCGACTTAGCAGTCTTTGCTTTGATAATGTTTCCAATAACTTCTTTTCCATCCTTCTCTTTCTTCTTGCTAAGGTAGATGATAGTACTAGCAGCGTACTTGAGGCCACTACCACCTCCCATTTCTTTAGTGGGGACATAAGAGCCAATGACGTCGTAAGTGTGATTAGTAACAATGAGAGGAACATTTGCTTGACCTAACTTGAGGGTTAACATCCTAAAGGCACCCTTTACGAGTTGTGACTTAGTCATGTCTCGTACATTCTTATCAGCCAGAGCATCAGTGATTTCCTTTTCAGTTGACAACATCCCCAATGAGTCTAGGATGAACATCATTGGTTGGCGCTCTGATTTTTCTACTTTCAGATATTTATCTACACATTGCAGAGCTTTAGTTCTAAACTCTTCAATGGTAACCACATTCATAACAACGACTCTAGTCGTATCGACGCCTCTGGATTCAAGGAGGGACTTAGTAATAGCAGACTCGGTATCAAAATAAAGTACAATAGCATTAGGATCGCTATCCAGAAAGTTTTTAACCACTGCCAGAGAGAAGAAAGTTTTCCCAGTAGATGACTCACCAGCAATAGCGGTAATTTTATTAGCAGATACCCCACCATAGATACTCCCAGAAACAAGAGCATTAAAGATGAAGCTACCTGAGTCCACATATTCTTCAGTTTCATCGATGTCTTGGGCGAGGGATGCATATTCTGCTCCAATGTCTTTAACTATGTCTTGTAGGAATTTCATGAAAAGATGCCTTTAGGGGTAGTATAACAGATGTTTAGGGACGTGTCCATCCCTTGTGTGCGCGTTGCTTACCGTTCTTTACCATACTCATGTTGGATTGCTGTAGTCCGTTCTCCTTACAGAACTTCGTCAGATTATCAACCTCTACTATTTTACCACAGGGGGAAATGAAATTATAGGTGCCGCAACCCATACCCTTTCGGATATTAGCAATACGCTCAGGGGTGTGCTTACCTGCCCTTAGTCTTGCCTTTCTGATATTATCTCTGTGTTCTTGGGTCTTAGGTTTCTTGGCAGATGCAGACAGCTTTCTCTTTGTTTCTTCTGAGAATAGAGGACTATACCCTCCGTTTCC